GCGGCGCCGGCAATGCGGTGACCGCATCGATTACGACGATGGGCTGGCGCGACCAGGGCGGCACGATCTGGACGCCGAACTTCCTCGTCATGGTCGAAGACGACTGGATCGGGATCAATGGGATAATGGTGATCAAATCGGTGACGCTGGACCAGCAGGCCGGCGGCGGCACGACCGCGACATTGTCGTTGGCCGATCCGCGCGCGCTGGGCGGCGAGAACCCGCGCGGATCGACCGATGGCGGCTATTCGGCTGCGACGTCCAGCGCCAGTTTCGAGACGCAATAATGCGCGCTTCGCTGTTCGAGTACGACGGCAGGATCAAGGAGGAGAAGGGGCAGCAGTTCCTCTCTGGTCGCGGCCTTTACAACGATGGCTATTCCGACATCCGCCGTATCGAACCGCATGGCTTTTACTCATCGCCGATCGCGAAGTCGCAGGGTCTGCTGATCGCGCCGAACGGCAATATGGACGAAGCCTATCTGATCGGCGTCGATCATCCCGAGAAGCGGCCTAGCGGGCTGCCGCCGGGGTCGGCGGCGCTCTATGACGCCAATGGGAATATTATCAAGCTGATCGGCGACGGGCTGGTGATCGACATGCAGTCGAACACGATCACGCTCAATAGTGGCGCCTGGACGATCACGGCGCCGACGGTGACGATCAATGGCGATGTTCAGTTGAACGGCAATCTCGTCGCCTCCGGAACCATCATTGACGGCGACGGGAATAATGGGGCCTGACGAATGCTGCGCATCACGCCGATCGACGATCACGCAGATCCATACCGATTGCCTGATCTCGTGCTCGATGCGCAGGGCGTTGGCGACCTCGTCCTGACCAGCCTGCTCGATCCTGTTAATCCCGGCGACCTGCAATGCGGCAACGGGCTTAGGACGCAGGTGGTCATCGCGCTCTTGACCGATGCGCGAGCCGATCCTTCGGAACTGAGATCCGGCGACGACAACAAAGGATGGATCGGCGACACGTTCGACGTGATTGCAGGTGAGACGCCGATTGGGTCGAAGCTCTGGCTGCTCAGACGATCGGCCCTCTATGACGGGATAGAGGTGCAGGCCGAGCTTTATGCGCGGCTGGCGCTCAAGACACTGATCGACCAGGGAGCCTGCGTGCGGGCGGATGTGGCGGTGACAGTCGATCGGACTGCAAGCCGGCTCGACATGGCGATCGCGCTCTACGGGCGCGAGGGCGCGAGAATTTATAACGAGAAATTCGAACTGCTGTGGAGACAGGTGGATGCCCTGGCAAGTCAGACCGCTCGCTGAGATTTCCGCGCGGGCGCGTGGGGCTTTCCGGGAATACCTTCCCGGCACGGATACCGGGCTCGCCAACAATGTCGTGACCGTCATCACGAAGGTCAAGGCGGCTCTCGCCTATGAGTACGAGCTCCGGCTCGCATGGCTGTCGAAGCAGTTGTTCATCCGCTCGGCGACCGGCCAGTGGCTGGTGATGCATTGTGCCGACATCGGCATCTATCGCAAACCAGCGGCGGCGGCCGCAGGGGTGATCATGGGCACAGGCCTGCCGGACACGGTCTATGCTGCCGGCATAAGGTTTGTCGCCGGCAACCAGGTCTATACATCGACGCTGCCTGCGACCAGCGACGGAGACGGGGTGATCTTCATATCGGTCAAGGCGGACGCCAAGGGCGCGGCCACCAATCGCGACGCCGATGCGGTTCTGTCGCTCGCGGATCCCGCGCTGTGGCCGGGGCTTTCGGGCTCATGGACTGTCGACGAGGACGGGCTCGGCGGCGGCGCCGATGTCGAGGATGACGAAAGCCTGCGCGCGCGCGGGCTGCAGCGCAAACAGAACCCGCCGCGCGGCGGGGCGCTGACCGACTACGAGCGGATCGCGCGCAGCGTGCCTGGCGTGCTGAAGGCCTGGGCCTTTCGGCGGCCGGATGCGCCGGGCTTCATCGCCGTGCTGTTCCTGTTTGCAGGCCGGACGAATCTCATTCCGCTGACGGCTGATGTTGAGGCGGTGCAGGCTGCGATCGACGCCGAGCGGCTGATCCGGGTCGACGACAGCGTGGCCGTGGCGCCGGTCGCCAAGGCGATCGATGTCGAGATCGGCGGCTTGACCAATGATACCGCCGATGTGCGCGCAGCGGTGGAAGCGGCGATCCAGGCGATGTATCTGGCGAAATGCCGGCCGGGCATCGTGGCGGATACGTTCACAGTGTCCAGGAGCTGGATATCCGAGGCAATATCCGGTGTGACCGGCGAGACGCGGCACCGGCTGATGCTGCCGGCTGCCGATATCGTGCTGACGAACGGAGAATTCCCGGTCAACGGATCATTCGATTATGTCGCGTGATCCGGGCCGGCATACGGTCACGCTAGTGCCGGCCGATGTCGTCACTACGATCGCGGTGCGGCGGCCAGACGATGCGCTTGCAAACCCTGATAACGACACTTTGATCGGCGCGGCGCTGGCCATGTGGCCGCAAGGAGCGGCATGGGGCACGCCGGATGGCGTGGCGCTGTCGACGACATCGGTCCTGGCGCGGCTGACACGGGCCGTCCTCGATCCATGGGTGACGCTCTACCGGCGGGCCTGGCTGCTGGCCAGCGAAGCGACTGTCGACGGCGTGAGCGCGCTTCTCGATGAGTGGGAGGCCGATTACGGCCTGCCGGGCTCCTGTTTCGAGGACGCGCAGACGACCGGCGAGAGGCTTTCGGCGCTGGCCGCCAAGGTGCTGGGTGCCAAGGTGACCACGCCGGCGGAATTCGTATTGCTCGCCTATCAGTATGGCTTCGAGGTGGCGATCGAGGAACCCTGCATTTTCGAATGCGGCTTTTCGGAAGTCGGCGGCGAGCATGAATGCGGGGCTGCCGAGGATGAGGTCTATTTCATCGTGCGGGTGCGCAACCTGCGCGTCGATTACTTTCGCACCGGTGAAAGCGAGGTCGGATACGACCCGCTGTTTTCGCTCGGCAATTCGGCGAAGCTGCTCTGCATCATTCGCGAGGTGGCGCCGGCCTGGACGATCCCCGTGCTCGGGCCGTGGCGCTATTTCGGCGAGCAGGACGAACTCAGCGGACCCATCATTTTCGGCGGTACCGGCTACCGCCTTGCAGGAGGCTTTGAGCCATGAAATACGCCCCGCCTTACGGCTCTACAGATCCAAATGCCTCTTATGTCGATCGATCGACACCGAACGCGCAATCGGGTTCACGGGTGCCGAAGCTCGCCGTGGAAGCGCCGCAGCGCGAGATCGTGAAAGTGATCACCGAAGCCGGCCTGACGCCAAACGATGGCGACATGACGCAGCTGTGGCAGGCGATCAAGATCATGGTCGAGGGCCTGAGGGTCAACCTGCCGATCTATCCGGATGTATTGACCTCGGACGGAAAGATCCCGGTTGCGCCATTTGCGCCCGGCACGATCCGCATTCCGGCCAATGTCGATTTCGTTATGCGCGGCGGCAAGAAGATCACCACGGTGCAGACCGATCGCAGCACTGTGGCCAATACGACCTATCACCTGAGATGGACTGCGGCTGACGGATTCATCCTCAAGAGCCTGTCGGACACCGCCTACAATGCGGGCGGCGTGATCGGCAACGAAGTGCTGCCGGCCTTCGATACAACCTATGACGACATGCTGGTGGCCAAGGTGGTGACCGATGGCAGCAATGCCGCCACGATCACCAACCTAGTCAACAAGGCCGATCTTGCCACCGAAGTTCCGGTCGCCAAGGTACTGCCTGTCGCGCTCAACTGGACAAGCCTCGCCAATTCGGGCGCGCTTCTGAACTGGGCGCGTAAGCCGAAATTCGGTCAGCCCCTGTGGCAGGGGATGCGCAGCTTCGAGGCCGAACCGGATGGTTCTACCCACGGCACCTCGGCGGGTATTCTCCGGGCGCTGGAAATCCGGCTACCCGCCGCCGGCGTCAGCCGGTACGGCGCGCCAAATATCGAATTCTGGTACGAAGACGATATACCCAACCAGGGATATCTCCGCTTCGTCTGGACCTTCTTCGGGTAAGGATTCCTTTCCATGGCACTGACTTTTTTGGCGGTTACCTGCGGGGGCGGGCAATATACGCGGCTGGCCTATGGCAGCGCGAACGTGGCATTCAAGCTGCGGGAGGCCGGGACCGGCCGGTTGTGGGGCGGGCAGGTTCCTGTTGGCGAGGACGAAGAAACCTGGGCGCCTGATGTCGAGAACGCCGACTTCACGACCGTCGAGGGCAAGCAACCCTTTTCCTACAACGCGCTCTCGATCGGCGATGGCTTCTGGTACATGCCGGAAGGCGAGGCCGATGTCATCATGGAGGTTAATCGGTCATGAATTTTGGAGGAACCGGCACGAAGATTGCGCCGACGGCGCGTGGTAGCAATGTTGCCAAGGGGCCGGAAGGGATCCCTGGCTTTTATATCTTGATGTGGAACGGCTACGCAATTTATTTTGGCGTTGCCCGCGCAATGAAAGCGATCGACTGATGTCCGAAGAAGTTCGTATCGACCTTGGAGCTTCTCTTCCTGCCGGGATCGCGTCGCAGGTTGCTGCGGACCTTAGAGCAAGGGCGGATGTCTATGCCAAAGCGGAAATCGACGTCAGAGTAGGTGCGCTTGAAGACAACCAGATTTCGGGCCTTAAGGTTTATGAAACCTGGGCATCACTATCCGCAGCTTCGGGAACAGCAGGCGACGGAGCGGAGGTCATCCCGTCCGACTCTGGCACGCATACTGATCCTGTCGTCGGGGGAACAGTCGCCAATGCCGGCCGGTATATCTGGTCTGAAAGCCCGGCAGGATGGAAATGGGTCTCAGAAGAGGCATTTTCCGGCAAGCTGGATAAATCAGACTTCAGTGCCTACGCGGCATCGGCCAGCGATTTGTCGGCGATCCGAAGCCGTTCTATGGAACTGACGTCCGTCATTAGTGGCGGCTACGAGGCGGCCGATAGCGTCCCGCTGACGGGCACCTACAATATTAGCCTTGGCTTCAAGGGGTGGGCCGTCGGTGTTGACGCGGGAACTGATGTTGATGTCGGCGCCTATTACGACGCCTTTGGGTTTGACGTTCAACTGAATTCGACGTCGGTCAAGCTCATTCTGAACGTTTACTCCCGGGCCTCCGGCGGTGGCGATGAGAACGGGCTTCCTGGGCAGTCGTCGGACGCACTGGTTATGACGATCGAGCATACACTCGCGGAGGCTGGTGTTGCAGCAGTCCAGACGCTGCAGCGCGCGATCTTCGCTTTCCCCAGATATTTGGTCATTGAAGCGGCGCGTACCTACCTTTTTGCCTTTGAAGCTCGTGACGTCAGCGATGCGCTCGTGACCTCCGGTTCGGGCAGTTACACGTCTTCAAGTTATCCTCAGCGCCGACTGGGTTACTATCGCAATTCAGCGGGCACATGGCAGAACGTTTCGTCATCCAACGTTGGGCTTTCTTGGAACCTGTTGCGAAACAAGATCCAGAACATCACCGATGACCTGTCAGCGGCGCGTAAGGCTGTGTTGAGCATGATCCCAGAAATTCAGATCAAACACACCCGCGTTGGAACGCCGATTTTTACCCGAAGCTTTGGGTTCGGTGATTGGGTCGCGGGAGTGCTCGTCGGGACTGACATCGTCGAGGGGGTTGTGTTCGACACAGCCTTGATGACGATTGACCCGTCACCAGATGCGGTTACGGCTGTTGTGAAACTCTGGCGTCGGACACTCGCATCTGACGGGGCGCCTGGCACCGGCGCGGACGCGATTGTTGACAGCGCAGTCTATACCATTGAGGATCTTGGCCTTGAGAGCGGCGAGTTCAAAACGGCGACCTTTACCTTTCGCTCGCCAGTTGAGGCGATTTCCGGCGAGATTTATTTCATAGAAGTTGACCTGCTGGATAGCGGTGGCGGGCGTGAAGCCTTCGGCGTGACTGCGATAACGGATGCCAGCTACACTCAGGCGTACAGACGGGGCTACTATCGCAACAGCGTCGGAACCATAGCCACTGTCGCCAGCGGCTTCGGCGTCTCTCTTGCACTTGGCCGGGAGGTTCTTGTTCCGGTGATCGCGGACGCCACAGACGTCTCATCTTTTGATACGGTTATCCGTTGCGTAGCAACTGCCGATGACGGTGCGCTCACTGCGACAATCGACCCTGATCAAAGTGCATTGGACCGTAGGGGGGACGAGCTGAGTTTCGGCGGGACCGTGTCCTTTGCATCTCCGGCAACCGGATCGGTGATAGATGAAGCTGTGACCATCAGCTTCGTGGACAAGGGATATGGCACCAGTTCGACTGGTCTGCTCGCCAATGCGAATATCAGCGGGGTGGTGGTGAAGGACGCAACTACGTCGGATGTTCTTGTCGAAAATAGCGACTACGTCGTTAACTATCCACACGGCAAGATCGTCCGCGCAGCTGCCGGCTCAGATCGCGCCGTGCTTGTATCTTACGACTGGTCGCGCCGGCGTTATGATATGGTGGTAATAAATCCCGAGACCCTTGCTCTCTCGGTGTTGGCAGGAACAGCCGGCAACCGGGACGCTCAAGAGCGCCTTCCTGCGATGACCTCTGCCGATCAGATGCCTCTGTTCATGGCGCGCGTAACAGCTGATGATCTTGAGTTGGTGCCGCTCTGGGATGCCGAAGACGACCGCCCGCGTAAGTATCTTCCTTCACTCTTGCGGGACATGGAGAGCAGTAAACGCCATCTGCGACCAATCATCAAGAAGCTTGAAGCAGGATCACCCGTCTCAATCGCCGGCTATGGCGACAGCATAATCGGATGCCCAGGAATTTCGGCATCCGCCACGGTCCCGAATGGCACCACCCGGGATATCAATGCGATGTTTGGAGGGCCGATTGGCTCCGACCTTGTTTCAGCCCTGACGCTTTATGACCAGGGAGATGGTGGGGGCGCGATCCATCATCATGCCTCACATATCCGCCGCGCCATGGATGCACTTGCAGATCGGTATGCGTCCACAATCACATACCTCAATTTCGGGATTGGCGGTACAACATCGGGGTCCACAGGCAGCAATGGCAGCGCATCGACGCGGTTGACGGCGCTCACCTCATCGGCGGCTGATCTGGTCATCGTCGGCTTCGGCATGAACGAGCTAGGCCAGACCACGACAGCGGCCAATGTTACCGCCATCGCTCAGGCGTGTCTGTCTGCCGGGAAGAAGGTCGTCATTATTGGCGTACCGAGGCCCAATGCAATCCGCGGGACGTCAGCGGATTCCGCGTGGCGCTATACAAACCGCGCTCTCGCCCGCGTTGCCCACTATCTCGATGTGGCGTTCGTGGATTTCGTTTCTCTTTACGATGATGACTGCTTGAGCGCCATGGGATTATCGCGCGTTGATGTATGCGGCGCGAACTTGTTCAATCATCCGGGCATATACGAATATCGGGTCATGGGTGCCGCGATTGCGCGCATTCTCGCCGACTAGTTTACGAATTTGCGCCGAACGGTCTCAGCCGATCATCCCGGCTAAGGGCCAGAACGTCATGATTCTGCGCCCATCCCCGCTCTGTATAGGAGACGATGCGAGTACCCGGGATGCTGCTCGCCATATCGATGGTGCAGGAAGGACGGGACAACGAGAATCCGTAATCTTTGCTCTTTGCCGGCTCATAAGCTCCAAAGCCATAGCACGTTATTTCGAAGTCGCGGCGCAATTTCGCCATATCGATTGAAGCGCCAGCATTTGTATGCGTTGCCGCAAAGTACCCATGGAAAGTTGCAACAAGAACGCCGTTCGGAGATAGGCGTTCGCTCAGGTAGGCAAGCCAAAGCATCACCTTATCTCGGGGCAAGTGAGTGAAGAGCGACCCGATCCAGATTACATCAAAGCCGGACGGAACGTCCGCCTTCGTGAGGTCAGGCACCGAGTAATGAGGCTTCCCATCGAAGGTTTTCGCGCAGAAGTCCGCTGCCTCTTTGTCGATCTCCGAGAAGTGAATTTCTGCATCAGGAAACGCAGCGCGAAGGTGACGCGCCACCCTTCCATGGCCGCAGGGCAAGTCCAGAATCCGCCTTACGCTATCCAACTTTGTCAACGGTAGCGCTGCGAAAATACAGTCGACCCCACTTTGGCCGACCGGAAAATACCAGTCCGGCCCAGTCTTGAACATCTTGTCATTAGGATGCACGTCGCGCACCAGATCAGCAGACGAGTAGTTCCTGTAAAGTTTCGCGACTTCATTCAAACGCATAAATCACTCCGTTCTCGCGGGGCTGGGTCCGACCATCGTGGAATACAGGGTGGAGTTTTGGTCGGGCCACTGAGTGTCCAGCGGATGGGTAACAATCCCCCGACTGTCGTTAGCGTGCCGTCCAAACCGAAATTCCCCACCAGTCGTGATCGCTTCGAGCGTCTTGATGGCTGATATGGGGCGATTGTATAGTAGCGCCGATAACGCATCTTTCTCCGTCTCCGCGTAGAGACTGACCAACCTTAGAGCATCAGGGTCTTGGAGTAGAGAAACGTAAAGTGCCATTCTTGCCTCCCTCGAATGCGTTAGGGCCAACTTATTTTGAACCGCCCTGCGTGACAACCTCGCTTTCGAATCAGGCTCCCTCACGCGGGCGGTTCTGCTAGACCAGAACAAGCTCGCGCCCGCGCTTCTTTATTAAGGCATCCAGATTTAGGCGTTCCTTGCCCGATGTCTTCTTTCGCATGACCGCATGCGCCGGAAAGGTATCAAGACTATGCATGAGTCCGGGCTGTGAAGGGATTAGCATCATGATCTCTATCAGGAGATTGGTGAGGGCTGGCTGGTTTTCCCATTTTCCGCTCTGGAACCCTTCCCAGTGAGCCCATGCCCAATCCTCCAGGATGTAGAAGCCCCCGTCATTGAGCAGTGGAAACACGATCTCAAAGCAGCTTTTAGAAAGTTGATATAAGTGCGAGGCGTCGTCGGAAACCACATCGAAACCGGCATCGCCAAAGTTCTCTAAAACTATCTGCCTTATGGCTTTTTCGTCGTCCTGGCTGGTCTCGTAGTAAATCTTGATGCGGTCTTCGAGCCCCAACCGCTTGATGTGATCAAGGACGATATCGCTTTTCTTACGGATATCGATGCCGACGAACTGGAGTTCCGGGTGCCTCAAGGCTTGGTAAATCAGTGATCCGCCTTCGAACACGCCGATCTCCAGAACATTCGATGTCGGGAACTGGTTGAAATACTGGTCATACATATGCAGGAAGCCCTCAGGCTTAAGCACGATGATCGTATCTGCTGTAGTGGTTTTGCTGAAGTCGGTGTTTTCGTAGTGAAAATTGACGCCCTTATAAGTAAAGTCCAAGACTTTATCCTCCATTCGCTGGGTTCATGATCCTTAGAGATTAAAGTGTTCCAAGGCGCCATTTTGAAGCCACTAAAACACGAAACATAATCGCAAGTGTCGCCTGCTGGCAAGCGATATACCCGTCCGATTGAAGGCGTCCACTCG